TCAAGACAGTAAGTAGCACAACATCGTCAGGCGACGGAACAGTAGGTCTGCCTAGTGATTTCTTGAGCGTGCGGGACTTTTATGTAGATGTGAGTCCCAGACAGCCTCTGTCGTACCTTTCCCCTAGTGCGTTTACCAGAGATGCTAGACCGCATGAGTCTGGTAAGCCTATTTTCTATACGCAGCGCGGCTTAGAGTTTGAGTTAGCCCCAAAGCCTGATACGGCATATGTTGTAGTTCTTCTTTACTACGCTAAGCCCACGGCACTAAGCGATACAAATACAAGCAATGTGTTTATGGCCAACTGCCCAGATGCGCTGTTGTATGCGGCGTTGCTTGAGGCAGAGCCTTATATTATGAATGATGCGCGGTTAGCAACCTGGACGCAGCTTTACTCTAGCGCGATTACCTCCCTAGCTGAGTCTGACAACTCAAGCGAATATGCGGGAGTTCCTTTATCTATGTCTGTTACCAAGAGGTAAACAATGGCCGAACTCAGCAATTACCTAGAGAACAAGCTGCTTGACCATGTTCTCCGCAATGTTTCCTACACTTCCCCCACGACTGTTTATGTTGGGCTGTTTACTGCTGACCCGACGGATGCAGGAACGGGTACAGAGGTTTCTGGTGGCTCTTATGCGCGTCAGATTGTGTCTGTAACCACAGCAACTGGTGGAATCGTTACTTCTTCTGCGGATGTGACATTTCCGCAATGCACCGCGTCTTGGGGAACTGTATCGCATATCGGTCTGTTGGATGCGTTGTCATCTGGCAATTTGCTTATGCACACGGCTCTCACGACTTCGCGCTCTATCGAGACTGGTGACGTTCTTAAGATTTCCACAGGCAGTCTTACCGCAAGCCTTGACTAATGTTCTTAACCCTAGAGGAACTAGACCGATTTGGGTCGCTAGATTCCCTTCCGTTCAGTCTTGATAACAACTGGACTGACGAGGGAGTTTGCGGGCCATTTACTCTTGAGGGGTTAGACCAGTTTGGAAGTTTAGATTCTCTTGCGTTCTCGCTAGACTCTAATGTTTGGAATACAGGCTGTATAAAACTCGGTGCTGGAACAGTTACAGGTTTCGGCACACTTACAGCGGGTGCGGATTATCGTTTACCCGTAGAGATACAGGCAACGATCACAGGCGTAGGAAGCCTAACTGTCGGGGCATTTAGGGAAATCCCTGTTGCGGGTGCGATTTCAGGCACAGGAAGTCTTTCTGCTGACGCATTTAGGCTTATGGAAGTTTCTGGGGCGATCTCAGGGACTGGAACCCTATCATCTGGGTCTGAGCGTGTAAGGGCTGTAGCAGGCGTTATAACAGGCACAGGAAGCCTTTCTGCGGATGGGTTTAGGCAGAGATTCGGTGAAGGGGCTATAAGCGGTACAGGATCGCTTACGGCCATTGCTGGGTTGTTGTCAGAAGCCCAGGCTCATATAGAAGGCTTTGGAAGCCTAACTGCGTCTTTAGGGCTTACGGCAAGTGTCGTTGCGGTGATAAACGGCACAGGCCAGGTACAGGCAACAATCTACAAGTATGGCGAAGAATGGTCGCTGGTTCTTGACGAGGCGAATACTTGGACGCAGGCAGCGGTAGAAGGCAATACTTGGACGGAACTCGCAATCGAGTCTAACTCTTGGGTTGAGATGAGTGCGGAATCTAATACTTGGGCAGACATAACTGCGGAATCTAGTACATGGCAATTACGCGCATAGACTTTACAGAGTGGCTACCTGACCAGCCTGGGGTTGTGGGTGCGCTTACGAACGCTCTAAATGTATTCCCAAAGGCTTTCGGGTATGGACCTTTCCCAGAGGAAGAAGACTATTCCAACGCGGCCACAGAGGACTTAAACAGCGTTTCTGCGGACAAGGACAACAACGGTGTGGTTCGTCTGTTTGCTGGTAGTGCTACGAAACTGTGGCTGTTTAATTCGTCCAACAACAATTTAGACGATGTATCTGGAACGACTTATACCTCTACGGATAAGTGGCGGTTTGTGCGTTTCGGTGACTACTTTATCGCCAGCAACAACAAAGACAAACTCCAGTACTACGACCTGACCACTACTGGTGACTTCCAAGACCTAGACGCAAGTGCTCCTACCGCAAAACTAATTACGGTAGTCCGAGATTTCGTTGTCGTAGGAAACACAACTTCTGCTTCTGACGAAGTACGATGGTCTGGGATTAACAATCCAACGACTTGGGCATCGAGCGCGGTTACGCAGTCGGACTTCCAGAGGTTGCCTGATGGTGGCCAAGTGCGCGGTCTGACTGGTGGTGAGTTTGGCTTAGTCCTGCTTGAGCGTTCCATCGTGCGGATGTCTTATGTCGGAACCCCTCTCATATTCCAGTTTGACAACATCTCTAGGAATCTAGGATGCTACGAATCCAATTCTGTCGCGCAATGGAAAGGCGTGACTTACTTTCTAGCAGACGATGGTTTCTATGCGTGCGATGGCCAGAACTTAGAGCCGATTGGCGCGGAGAAGGTAAACCGATTCTTCTGGGATAGCGTGCGGGAGGAAGTCATCTCCGATATGTCAACCGCTGTCGATCCGTTCCGAAGCCTTGTCATCTGGGGTTATCCTACAGACGAAGGTTATCGTTTGTTGATATATCACACCCAGACAAAACGCTGGAGTTACGCAGACACGGATGTTGCTCGCATATCGGATGTGTTTACGCCTGGAACGTCTCTGGAAGCCTTAGACAACTTTTCAGCTTCTTTGGACGCTTTAACAGCTAGTTTAGACTCAAGACAATGGTTGGGTGGAAAGCTGCTTCTCTCAGGTGTTCGTGGGGCAAAAGTTATTAACTTTGTAGGTGCAAACAAGCCTGCAAGACTTACTACTGCTGACATACAGAGCGATGGCACGATGAGTATGGTTACTCTTGTCAAGCCAATCATAGACGCTGGTTCCGCAAGTATGTCCGTGGCTTCCCGTATGAATCTGTCTCAGGCTGTGGCGTTTGGCGCTACAAGCGCAGCGGACGCGGAGAATCGTGCGGGGTTTAGGTCTTTAGGCAAGTACCATAGGATTCAGGTAGAGCCTAGTGGTAACTGGACAACCGCGATAGGTGTAGAGGCAGAGGTTCAGCCTGCGGGGATGCGGTAATGCAGTTTCGTAGACTGCCTCCGTTCGGCGGCGATCCTCGGGCAGTAGCGGAGATTCTCAATCTGGTATTGGATGGCAAGACCAACAATACTGGTTTGATTACACTCAACACAGGGAATGTCACAAGCACGACCTTGTTTGACGCTCGTATCTCTGTGGATACAAAAATTGTCCTAATTCCGTTCTCAAATGCGGCAGAGGATGATTCTTTCCCTTATGGGCAGTTTTCCGATAATACAGACCAAGCAGCAACAACGATTGGTACAGAAAACATTCTAGGTCTGAACACAACAGACTTAAGCAACAATGTTTACTTAAGCAATGGAAACAGGATTAATTTCCGCAATGCTGGCAAATATGCGATTCAGTTTTCTATACAGGTTGTAAATGGTACGAACGACGCTCAGAGTGTAGACATTTGGTTTAAAAAGAACGGAAGTAATATCGCGGCATCTAACAGTAAGTTTGGTATTAAGCCACGCAAGTCATCTGGTGCTGATTCGCAGTTGATTGCGGCCACGATGGTGTTTTTTGATCTAGCGGCGAATGACTACATACAGTTAGCGTGGAGACCAACAGACATAGATGTGTCGTTTGAGCATTTTGCTGCGGTTTCTGCTTCTGCTGGTGTGACTCCTGCTATCCCAGAGACCCCAACGTGCTTTGTAACTGTTCAATACATAGCCCCATACGCTTACAGCAACATTTATGTATCTTCTCAGTCTAAAGGTGAGGCGGTGATCTCACACTTTAGCAACGACACAGCAAACAAGACTTACGCATATATACTGGTGGGATAAATGGACGAAACTCTAAACCCTTTTTTTGCTACGCCTGAGTATTTGGACATTCAGCGGCAACTTGCGGAAATTACTTCGTCCACACAACAGCAGCGTGAGGCTTATGGTCGCCAGGTTCAAGCATTAGAAGATCAGTATCGCTCCATTGGACTTCTTGGTGCGTTGCCAGCAGAACAAGAGCAGGCGATCCGCAACCAACTTTATAACCAGTATTTGCAACAAAACGCAGAGGCGATAAACGCACAACGTAATAGGGCAAATTTCTTTGGTGGCGTTGCTGGCCAGGTTTCTAACTTCTTACAATCTGCGCGGCCAGGTCAGACGCTACAGCTTCCAACAAACCCGTACACACGACGGTTTGGCGGCGCAATGCCCAGCTTTGTGCTGGAAGATCCAACTCGTCCGTATACGTTTGAGCAGCGGCAGGCTTATCAGGCACAAGGTCTAAACCCCATCACTCCTGATGCTTTACGGAACTATCTAAACACAGACATTCTGCCTCGCCAACAAGACTCTCAGGCCGGACTTGAGACGATGCTCAGTCCCCAAACCTTCCAGCAACAACAACAGCAGGCGATAAACGAGCGTCTGGCCCAAGAACTATCTGGGTTCCGTACCGCAGAACAGCAGAGGATCGAGGCGCAACAGCAACAACTTGCAAGCCAGATTCGTCCTGTTGTAGATACTGCGTATACACAACAAGAAGCATTGCAGCGGCAGTTAGAAGACGCGCAACGGGCTTTTGCTGCCAATCGTTTCGCGCAACAGCTTGGAATTACGCCAGAGCAATTTATCCAGCAAGAAAGCCAACAGGTAGCGCAAAGAGAAGCAGAGGGCCAAGCACAAGTCGCGGCATCTCAGGACTTAGATCAGCGGCGGCTTGACTACATATTTGAGACTGGAAAGATCCCGACCACGGTTGAGGAATTTCCAGAGGAGTTGCGTGCGCCTGCGGTTCAGCAAGTAACGGCTCCTACAGTTCCGCTTCCAACCCTCCCGCAATATTCTTTCCTGTCTGCACAGCCAACTACGCAACCCGCTACACAGCCAACCACGCAACCAGTTACGCAACCAACCACTCAGCAGAATTTACCTGTGGTTGCTCAGCAACCCATACCTGTTCAGCAAGCGACTCCTGTAACCCAACCCGTTACACCCTCTCCGTCTTTCCTTGGTGGTATTCCTGTTGGAATCGGAGGGCAAGCACAACAACCTGGAACCACTACTATGGCCATGACACCATCTCTGAACCCTGCAACGCTTCCTGAGTTACGCTCTGCTGGTGGCGGCGGGACATCTGCTATAGACCCGACACTACGCCCGTACCTGGAGTTAGGACTGCGTGCTGCTGAACAACAGTTTTTGCAGACTCAACCACAGTTCTTTCCAGGGCAGACTTATGTCTCTCCCAGCCAACAGACGCTAGACGCACTTGCGGCACAGGAGCAGATCGCTCGTTCCGCACCTTCTTCCCTGCAAGCCGCACAAGAGTCCTATATGCGCGGGCTAGGAGGTTTAGGAGCGACAGCAGGCGGCGCGTTCCTGATGGGCAATCCTTATCAACAAATGGCGATAGAGGCGGCTACCCGTCCGATCATGCAGCAGTATCAAGAACAGACAATGCCTGGTATTGCAAGCGGGTTTTCGCGTGCTGGACGGTATGGCTCTGGTGCGATGGAAAGAGCACAAGGGCGTGCGGCAGAAGCCACAGGAAGGGCTATAGGAGACGTTGCGGCCAATATTGCTTACACAGGGTACGAGGCAGAGCGTGGGCGGCAACAACAAGCCCTTACGCAGCAGATAAGCGCAGCGCAGATGGCTCCCCAGATTTACGGGCAACAATTCCTGCCAAGCCAGCAGTTAGGGCAGATAGGTGCGGCTCGTGAGGCGATTTCGGGGCTTCCGTTGCAAGAGCAGATGGCGCGGTTCCAGTTTGCCCAGCAAGCACCAGCACAACAGTTGCAGAGTTTCTTATCTAGCGTATACGGAACCCCGATGGCTGGATCGCAATATGCCCCAACCCCTGAAGTTCAGACTAACCGTGGAGCAAATGTTCTTGGTTTGGGTGCGCTTGGTGCTGGAATAGGATCAATGATTGCTGGTGATACTGGAGCGTTCGGTTTTTCAAGACCGCAAACCATTACTGGCGGCGCGGTTCTTGGTGCTTTGGGTGGTCTGCTGAGTTAAATCATGGCAAGACAAGTTGCGTTCATAGGTGAAAATCAAACAGAGCCATATGTCTTTGGTTTTGATGTAAACCTATACGGGAACGATTTCACTTTTATCCCTAAGTCTGTCTACGAAAAAGGCTTCGTTGCAGATGGCAAGCAATATTATCTGCCTGGGGTTCTGAATCAAGAGTTCAACCAGGCTTTCCAGCCTTATGCAAAACCGTTTTCTGTAGACGAAGTTCAGAAGATTGCGCCAAATTTTAAGAGCGACTATGAGAAAAGCGCGTTTGATGACAAACAGGGGTACTTAGTACCAACCGACCTTTCTCAAACTTATCTATCAAAATTTAACACCTACGACATAGGCGAAAATAAAGACGGATTTGTTTTTGGTGGGATTACTGGTTTAGCAACAAACGAACAAGGGCAAAGGTATTTCAATGTAGCGGCATCTGGGAAGCCTAACGCTGCTGCAACGGCAACTGCCGATGGACAAGTTCTTGGCAATTGGTATGACCCAGGCAAAAAAGAAAGATGGTATGAATCCCCTCTTGGGATGGTGGGCATAGGATTAATCGGTCTCGGAGGTCTTGGGCTTGCAGGGATTGGCCCTCTTGCTGGAGGTGGGGCTGCTGCTGGTGGTGCTGCTGGGATTGTCGGTACTCCTGGGGTTTCTACGATATTCCCTGTTGCTGCGCCTGTTGCACCTACGGTAACAACGCTTGCCCCTATCGCAACCGCTGTTCCTGCGGCTCAATTGGCATTTCCTGGTTTAGAGGTCGCACCGACATTTACGCCTGCACCTGGTTCGCTACAAGCTGCTTTGCCAGGGTTGGGTGTAGAGACTGCGGCTAGTGCTGCACCATTTACTGCGGTTCCTGGTTCATTCCAAGCTGCGTTACCCGCATTAGGAATTGCATCTGCACCGTCTTTGGCTGGAAATCTAGCGACCTCTGCTGGATCTGGCATATCCGCAATGGACGGGTTGAGAATTGCAAACATGGCTCAAGGGTTACTTGGTGCGGGGCAGAATCCCATCGTTCCGCAACAGCAAGGACTCCCTCAAAGTGGTCGATCTCAAGGCGTGGACTACTCTGGACTACTTTCCTTACTACAATTGCAGGCAAAAACTCCTGGCGTGTCTAGTCTTACCGCACCAGCACAACTGCGGCAGATATACCAGCCAACACTTCTACCGAATGTTCTATCGCTCTTAGGATAAACAATGAACGGATTACTAGATTACCTCTCCCCAGATCAACAAAGAATGGCCCAACAACAGGCTACAACCCAAGGGTTACTCGGGTTAGGCTCTGCACTCTTGCAAGCCTCACAGGGCGCACCTGGGCAGCGTAGGCCGAGTCTTGGTCAAGTCTTGGGCCAAGCCCTTCCCGTAGGTATGCAAGCCTATCAGGGCGGCATAGACCAGGCTTTGCGGCAAGTGGCTGTTGGCCAGCAGATGCAGGAGTTACAGCGGAAACGACAACAGGAAGAACGGGCGCGTATGGCTCAAGAGCAGCTTGCCCAGATGACTCAGCCGACTACACCTTTGGCTGCACTTAGCGCACCAGGACAAGCTGGCCCGACTGTAGCGCGTGCTGGAATGATTGGTGAGACGCCACAGATTTCGCGTGAACAAATGTTGCGGTTGGCCATGAACCCTGATCTGCCTGGGCCAGATCGTGAGGCGTTGTTCAAGTACGCAGAGGCAACAAAACCAGTAGAGCCTAAAGCGGCCCCTGGTGTTATCGGTGAATATCGTGCCGCATTAGAAGGTGGCGAGATTCCAGCGACAACAACACTTCCGCAATATATAGAAATGAAGAAACCTCCAGCGCCAAGCGCAACTGCAATCGCTGGCGGCGGGAAAGATGTATTTGGCGAAGAATCACAAAAGCGTCAGGCAACAAGATTCTCGGATATTTCAACATCTGGAGACGCTGCAAGGCGATCTGCAAATGATGTTAAGCGTTTAGAAAGCCTTATTGGTAAAGTAGAGACAGGTGGGGTCGCAGCATTTAAGCAGGCCGCAGGAAACCTTGGTATTAACACTAAGGGGTTAAATGACATTCAATCATTGCAAGCGGTAATAAACAAACTGGTTCCCGCGCAACGTCCTGCTGGTTCTGGAACAATGTCAGATGCTGATTTGGCTTTGTATAAAGAATCGTTGCCTCGGATCATTAACCAACCTGGTGCGAACCGAGAGATTGTTCGTAGCATGAAGGAAATTAACCAGTACCTCATCAAAGAAGGTGAGATCGCTGACGCGGTGCTGGATGGTTCTATTACTCCAGCAGAAGGGCGCAAACGGCTTGCGGCTTTAGGAAACCCTGTACAAGACTTCTTTACTCGCACTCAGTCACAGCCAGCACCGCAACAGATGAAGCA